AAGGCAGGAGAAAGAACTAGAGTTCATGCTTAACAAGCAAGGGCTTTTAGGGTACTACAAGTATCAACAATTTCGTGATGAGTTTAATAAGAAGCAGAAAGCTGCGGCAGCAAAACAAAAAGTAAGAAACAAGAAGATACAGAATAATGTAGAAACAGGTCTGGTAATAACAATACTATCTGTATTATTTTTAGCTTTATTTGTAGGTATGTTAATTTATATAAAAGGAACTTTATAAAATGAATGATCGTGAATTAACAGCAGCAGAGAAGAATGAAATAGCAGAGTTAGCGGCAGACAAGGCTTATGAAAGATTCTATCTTGCTGTAGGTAAGTCCGTTACTAAAAAGATACTTTGGATTACCAGTGCAGTATTACTAGCTAGTTGGCTTTACTTTAAGGAAGGTACATTTTAATGGGTATACTAAGTAGTTTATTTAGCGGTGGTAGTTCTATTGCCCAACCTATAGAAGCTATTGGTAATATAATTGACAGTGTGTTTACTTCTGATGAAGAAAAGGCACATGGGGACTTGTTAAAACAAAGGTTAGCTTTAAAGCCAGCCCTTATGCAAGCAGAGATTAATAAAGTACAGGCAGGTCACAGGTCAATTTTTGTGGCTGGTGCCCGT